TCGAACCTGTTACTCAATTAGTCTCTAGTACCTTACCGTGTGTTTGTCTACCCTTACACCACCTGACTATGTTTTTAATCTCTCAAAGAACTTCAACAAAGATATGGTAAGTTTTTCATTCCACCAAATCTTTTTTTATTTTTTTGTGGATACACTGGGACTCGAACCCAAACCATCTGACGGGGCCATCAGACATACGGTAACCCCACTTCTTGTTTAACAAGTTTTGTTTCCACCTTCCATAAGTGTACCCATATTAGTAGTCAGGGCCGGACTCGAACCGGATACCGTTCTTGACGGATTAGACAACCTTACGGATTTGGGTCCCTCCCTCATTACGTCCACCTGACTATTTTTTTACAACGTTTTTCGGTAATCTTCAATCAAGTCATTTGAATGCCAAGTGCTAACCATCAAGTCATCCCCATTTTCAGTAAGGGTATACTTACGTTGATTGTCCTTTGCAAATTGGATAAAATTAGATTCAACAAATCTTTTTTTATCTTTTCTGAGGTCAGACAATTCTGAGTATCTTTTGGCAATTTCTTTTACCGAATGTTGCATATACTAATTATTTTATTTATCTCTTAATGAACTTCAACAAAGATATAACAACTTTCTTATTCCACCAAATCTTTTTTTATTCTTCTCTTCCCCATATTAACCATCCTATGAAGATTCCAATTACAATACCTGATGCCATGTTTTTCTTATTCAACCAAATCTTTTTCCACATCTTCGTACCATTCTTCAACCGCGAAGATTAATTGAATAAACTCTCCACCATCAGCGTCCGATTCATATCTTACGTGGAACCCACCTGTTGATACATCTGTTTTTTCTTTAAACGCCATCTTTAATAATCGTCTTGCTTCTTGTCTCAATTCAGGAACCGTTGGAATACCTTCGTCAGAAGCCGCCCACTCCCAATTCAACACTTCCATTACTTTTCGGACTTGTTCAAACTTGAAGTAGTCCATTATGTTATCAATTGCGTCTTGTTGTTTCTGTGTCATATTATTTATCTAAATCTTTATCATTATCCATCAACTCAATAAGAGCTTCCTTTTGTTTCTCTTTCTTCACCATCTCAATCATTATCTTGATAACCTTAATGTTACCTTCTTCCTTTTCTTTGAAGAAATTAAAATATTTTGGTCCAAACTTCCAACTCTTGATATAATAATCAAATCCCAAAATCTCATTTGGTGTGGTGTCAGTTTTAACATCCACAAAGTATGAATACTTCTCTTCAAACCATCTGAATACCTGTTGGTATAGTGGTGCTAATACATCACCAACAGGAATAGTATCTTGTCCTGAATTTGGCATTTCATACCAAATTTTACCTTTGTTTTTACCTCTTCCGTCATATCTGCCAAAACAAGGTTCATCAAATCCAAGTTTCTTGAGTTCCGAAGCAATTTCGTATGTAACAAATTCTTTTTTCATAATACAAAGATAAGGTAAGTTTATTAATAAAACAAAAAATAGTTATCCCGTCTGGACTCGAACCAGAAATACAACATCCAAAATGTTGTGTGATGCCATTTCACTACAGGACAATATGGAGCGTAGTGGGGCTGCAGTCCCCTGAGGCACCTACGCAAGTTACTCCTCTTTATGATATAATGATATAAAATTTTTACCGTACTTTGAAGTAACGTATGGTAAATATTTTTCTTTCATTTCTTCTTTATAAATCACCTCAATTTTATGTGGGAAGTGTTTTATTTTATCATCAGTTAATTCTGACTTATAATTTTTAATTTCAACATAAGTTTTATCAGGTAATATAAAATCAGGATAAAATTTACGAGTTTTGTTTGAGTGTGTGTAGTCAAACCCTTCTTTATTCCTTTCAAATTTTTGTCCGTTATCTATCTGATAGATAATCCAAGCCAACTCATAACTACTATCACACCAATATCCCTTATACCATCCTGATTTACCTCGACTTGTACCTTCTTTAATACCCCCTGAACATTTCAACCAACATTCCGAATGATATTTTTTTGATTTATACAACGCCTCACCACAATAAAGACAATCACCTTTTTTAATTTTAATTGATTTTTCTTTTTTCTTTTTACCAATTTCACGATTAGCACTAATTACCTTATCAGAGTTCTTACAAATATTACTTAATTTTTCTTTATGTTGACTATCCCAAACTCTTTTATTTGCACAAGACCTACCACAATAGTATTTTTCTTTTTTGGGGGACTCAACATTAAATTCTTTTATTTTAAACTCCTTACCACAAACCGAACATTCAACATCAAATTCTTTCCATAGATTTTTATTAGATTCTTTTTGTCTCTCAATACTTTCTTTTTTCCGTTTTTTTCCAGTCCAAGTATGAGTATTTTGACAAGAAACATTGCAGTATTTATTTTTCACTGGTTTTCCACAATTCAAACACTTGTTCATATCATTCCTTTTATTATAAATATCACGGGTTTCATTAAAATCGAACCCGTGATATTCTTTTTTCCTGCGGTCACGATGGGAGTCGAACCCACTTTTTCGTTTACCTACTTACTACCGTGACAGGGTAGCGCAACAGCCGTTATGCGCCGTGACCGTATATGGAGCGGGTGGGGGTAATCGAAACCCCGTCTACTGGTTGGAAGCCAGTCATAATAAGCCGTTATACGACACCCGCAGTTTGGGTGGAATCAGAGGCCTTCTGTCCACCGAGACCTCGTCGTTGACTTTCGTCAGAGCGTACCGAGACACTTTTTAAAAACCCCATCTTCGTCGGATTAACGGACCGACTGCCATATCGGAGGTGGGGGTTGTCCTGTCAATTCAGGACCTCGTGGAGCGGGAGAGAATCGAACTCTCATAAAACGATTTTCAGTCGTTCACCTTGACCACGTTGGTAACCGCTCCATATTTCGTTTGCTAATATACAAACTTTTTTGTTGTTCCGGTAAAAATAATACTGATTTATACCGGATTAATGTAGCCCCTGTGTGAATCGAACACACGACCTATTGTTTGTAAGACAATCGCTCTAAACCACTGAGCTAAGGGGCTAAGTTGTGGAGATGGTCGTAATCGAAACGACCTCAGAAACATTGCAAGTGTTTCTCGCCAAGCCTTGGTACATGCACCCCCATCATAGTCGAGTAGGCAGGATTCGAACCTGCGAGTTCTCTTGCTCCCAAAGCAAGCGGGGTAACCGGACTCCCCAACTACTCGTTTTTAAGTTCTCACGGTTGGAATCGAACCAACGACCTTTTGAATATCAGTCAAAAACTCTAAACCAACTGAGCTACGTGAGAATGTTAGAGCCTCCAGTCGGAATCGAACCAACGACCTACTGATTACAAATCAGTCGCTCTGACCTGCTGAGCTATGGAGGCTTGTTGCACGTCTGGAGAATTTCGAAATCCCGACACCTTCTTTTGGAGAGAAGTGCTCTGCCCCTGAGCTACAGACGTGTGTTTATTTTTTCCTTGATTTACCCGCATATGTCGGGGTTTGTGAATGACAATTAGGACAAAGAAATCTCAGATTTTCAATTCTATTATCGTCATTTATACCATTCTTATGGTCTAAATGTAATGATAAATCATTTCCCTCCCATTGCCCACTATTATTACATTTTTCGCATATATAATCAATTATTTTATTATTAATAATTCTTTTTTTAAGATGTTGTCTTGGAAACTGAGAATTCTCACAAAAAACATTTTCATCATTATGTCTTCTTTTTTTAGAACCCTCACCAAAGTAATTATACTTTGGGATTTCTAACCCAAGTTCCATTATTTTTCGTTTAATGTTCCGATATCCCCCGGAACCATTAGGTTGTAATCCAAATGAAAGAATAACTTCTCTCATTGATTTTGATGAAGATAATACTTCAAACATTTGTTCTTTTGTTACTCCTGATAATTTCATAATTCATTTATTAATAAATATCAGAAAAATTAGTAAAGTTCACCTGAACGTATGTTTTACCACCTAATTAAAAAAGTGACCCCGGTGGGACTCGAACCCACGACTCCCTCATTAAAAGTGAGGTGCTCTAAACCAGCTGAGCTACGAAGTCATTATTTTTGCGGTGATGGGGAATTTCGAAATCCCGACCCTCTGATTAACAATCAGATGCTCTCCCTCTGAGCTACATCACCATTTTCCCAATACGTCAAAGAACCACTGTGGAATATCTGGGATTCGAACCCAAGCCCTCTGCCGTCTAGCAGCCGCACATCCTTATGTGCTTTTATCCCAAAAAAAAAACCCTGAACTTTTTTGTAGTCCAGGGTTTCCTTATATATTTGATGATACGATTACATCTTATTAAGAACCCTGAACTTACGGCAATCCTGCCCCTTAATCGTAAACCACGATTGGCCCACGTTTGTCGGGAGATTACTTACGTTATGTGTTGAGTTCTGTTTCATTGTTTCTAATTAAATATCAATTGTTTTACAAAAGTACTATAAATTTCTTCTTATGTCAAGTTTTTTTTCATTTTAGTTTCAAATTTTAAATAAAATTATTACTATTTACATAATATGAACACTAGTGAATTACAACTAAAAAGATTAATGGACACTGTTGTTAAAATGTTTTCTGTAATTAACGCAGATGGTATAACATTGCATTTAACAGGTGAAGAAAAAAAATCATTTCATTACAAAAAAGTACCTGTCTATACAATAGAAAACCCTAAAAACTTACCATACACCCATGAAGCTCTCTCAGGTTACATTGATGAAGAAATACATTCGTTAAGAAAATTTTTTCCTGAGGTTAACATCGCTCCACAATTTTTATATTATTTAGATTGCGATAATTTATATATCCCACAAAAAAGTTTAAATGAAATTAATAGTTGTCTTGTGGGAAAACCATTTAAATTAGATTCCCAATATGAACGTAAAAAAATAACTCTTGAAGGTCGTTTTTCTAAAGACTTTTATATTGAAGTTGATGCCGAAATGATTGTCATAGACGTTAATTTATTAGTTAAATCTATGGAAATAACATTAGATGGTGAAGTTTACTATGGATTTGATGAAGATGAAATACTTGACATACTTCACGATAAGTTTGACCACCATATTGATGAGCTAATATGGGGATGTCTAACTGAGGATATAACAAACAACAAATCTTTTGTTGATTTTAACTGGATGGGTTGGCATGTGAATACTAATTATATGTTACCTTACTCCTGAATAATAAGTGTTTCTAAATCCACAACAACACCAGTCTTATAGGTAATTTCTTCTGTAAAAATTTCATCAATAATTTCTTTCACTTCACTTTCAATTTCAAATCCAATAGATTGGTCGTTAAGAGCTTGTTTTAAATCACGAACTCCGTCACCTGTCATTATTAAATCCACCTCACTACCCGGTAAAATATAAACATCTACTTTAAAATATTCTTCATCTTCTTGGTCTATTATTTTAGCTCTGAAATCAAAACTGTATCCACCTGAAAAGTTATATCGGTCTGTTTTAAAGGTTTTCTGTAATAGTTCTTCAGTCAATTTAACCGATTGTTCCCTACCCAAGAAATCCCTTAACAATTCAATCAGGATATTAAAGTCTCTTTCCCACACATCAACTTCAAAGAAATCCATAATCATATCATTAATATGTGGTTGTTCACCTTTACTAACTTGTTTCTCAAACAATTTCTTAATCAAATTTTTAAAATTTGGTTTATCCAACTCTTCCTTCAAAAATTTATTTTGTTCCTCTGATATTAGGTATTTCATATTAAATAAATATTACCCTTCCAAAAAGGATAATACCTTTTCTTTAACCCCAAGTTGTTTGATACCCTCATTGTTCAAAGGTGTTAAGACAAAGTTATCAAGTCCCCATTCGTGTTCATATTCCATTGAGTAACGTAGTCCAGTCTTTCCCATCTCCAAATCATCAATCGCCACCCAATGTGTAACTTCGGGATGTTCCTTTAACCATTCTTGGATTTGTACACTTCTTGTTCCTTCCAAATCCCAATTTCGGTGCCAGGTAACTTTTTCCCCATCAATCGTATTGGTTGTAAAATCAATTGGTCGTTTGATGATACCTTGTTTCTCATAGTAATCACCCATCTCTTCAACTGAACACCAAACTTTCCAGTCAGAAGAGACAACAATTTCAGCGCCAGTCTGTTCCAAGATTTCATTCAATACCTTGATTGCTTTCTTATCAAAGTTATCAAAACGAGCATCAAGAGGCATTGTCATTACTGATTGACTTAACTTTCGTCTAGCCTTTTTTTGTTTCTTAAATCGTGACCCCCAGTTATCAGATAAACAGATAACTCCATCGTGGTCTAAAAAGATTACTTTCATTTTTTCTTTGAGTATTTTTCCCTGTTGGAAAGTTTCCTGTCAGGGTCGTATTTGTATTTGATGTCAACAGAAATCGGACCGTTCTTGAACTTATCCAAATCATAAGTCCAAACAGCAATGGTCTCGTCCGTTTCGTAGGTTCTTGTAAATTTAGTTTTGTCGCTCATAAGGGAGCTAAGATACGAAATTATTCTAACTTGGCAAAATAATTAATGGAACAAAATCTTTTGATGGGGTAAATTCTAAGTTATCAACAACGACAGGCATATCAATACTAAAGAATTTAAGGAATTCCTCAATGTCATGACCTATTTGAACTGAAAACTCATACCATTGTTTATTAACAAGGTCTCTTCCAGTTATCTTTTGTTTATTGCCAAAAGCGGATAAATAAAAATTAACCATACCTTCACCATTAACCAACTTAACCGATACAAAAAGGTGGTCTTTCATTTCACCAATACTTATTAACTGACCAACTTTATCTATATGGAATTGATAATAACCCTTTACAGGTTTTTCACTGAAACTAACACGATGGTCGTAAACAAAAGTTTTACCATCAAGAAATTTATTTATCCCGTTAAGTTCTTTATTCATCGTCTAACACCAGGTTTAGAATTACCTCTTTGCGGTTCATTATTTCTTTTATAATGAGTTACATTTGGTTTAGGAGTATTAATAGTCGGTGAAGGGTTGTTGTGTTGTGGTGGTGGAGGTGGTGGTAATGGTAGTGTAGTCTGTTGATAGTTATACGTTGGGTAATAATTGTTGTTTCTATTATAGTAGTTATAATCAGGATAGTTGTTGTAATAAGTTGGGGGTAATACAACTCTGTTACCATAGTAATCCTCACTTGATACCGGTCTTTCCTTTGGTTCGTGATGTGTCACCCAAAACTCTTCAGTCCTGTTCCAATACATTTCATCATCTTCAGGTCTTGTTCTGTCGTCTGTTAGGTTTTCAAAACTAGCACAAGATGTGAATAGTAAAATAAATAATAATATGTTAAGATTTTTCAATTGCATATAATCTAGTGTAATTCTTTTTTAGTTTTTTACCCGCTAAATTAATTCTTTTTTCATATTTTCTAAATAAATCAAGTAAGTTTTTGGTCTTATAAACAGTATCTTTAATATCATTAGCTTCTCTATATGATTCGTCATATTTTTTATATTGTTTAAGATAAAACTTATGTAAATTTCTAATATGATAATCTACTGTGTCAGGGTCTTTACTTTCAGCAGTCTTAATTAATTCTTCAAATAGTCCGTCAGCCGAGTAATTTTCCATATCGTTAGCAATCTCCCATTGACTAGTTTTTTTAAAGTCATCAAAACTCATTCTACTAATCTTTGAAAACGCTTCCTGTACGTTTGCATTAATTTCCCAAGGCTCTGAATAATACAAAAAGTTTAAAAATTTACTATACACTTGGAAAATAACTTTTGGCGTATTGACATTCTTTGTTCCAGCAAAAGATTTAACTAAGTTGTTACTACCTCTACCAGTGTTTTCCCATCTTTTATAAGATTCATATAGATGATTAACTTCGTGAGTAATTGTATCTCTTAAATCAAACAACAAATCATCCATCATTGTCTCGTCAAATGATGGATTAACATATATTTCAAATTGTAATTTAGCATGAATGGTCTTTGGTACATCCTGAAGTATGTCTTTTGGTATTCTAAATGATGAGTCAATTATATATGAACCCCCATTTTCCTCATCCAACAAATCATAATAACCACCACCAACTGCAAATGGTTTATCACCGATTAATTCATTTTTTGTAGGTATAAATACTAAATCAAGTTCTAACTCTTCAATTGGTAATTCTTGGAATGTTTCAGGGTCACTCTTAATAAAGTTAAGTAACTCTTTTACTGTGATATCAATTTCTTCAATCTTTTTTTTACCCAAATCAATCATTTCAATAGCAATTGGTTCTAATAAATTATATATAAAATTAGTATATTCAATTGCAGGTTCATTAACACCAAGTGATTCTGTTAATAATCGTTTATATTGTTCTTCTGTAATAATAATTTTCATTATAACAATGTATTAACCAAATTTTTAAATTCTTCTTTATTTTTTTGTATCCAATTTAAAATATCAGGTCTAATTTTTCCACCATAAGGTCCAAAAATCTTTGCAACTTCTATATCTCTTTGGGTCACCTCAATATATTCTTTATATTCTTCCGGTTTTACTTTCGCTTTAATAATATCAAAAGAATTTCCTCCATTAATAAAAACATCAGAAGAAGCCCTTAACTCATTGGAACTTAATTTTCTTGGTTTTCTTATGTTATTAGCATCTGAAAATAATTCGACAGCGTTTTCTTTTGTTAAATAATATGTCTTTAATCTATCATTAGAATCAAATGTAATACATGTAATATCAACAAGTATCTTTCTTAAAATTTCTTTCTTATATTCAGTCAAACTATCGTCATTTATCAAAAATAAATTGGTTCCTGTCATATCATATTTTGATATAGTATTTTTAATATCTATAACTGCGTCTGACCCTAAACTATTTAAAGCATTTGTAAAACCACCTATTGACGGACTTTCTTCACTACTATTTAAAAATTTCTGTTCAACTTGTCCTTGTCTGATTTCATAATCCCATACCCCACTTTTACTTTCATTAAGAATTCCTCCAAATAAACCAGCCATCAATCCTTCAATCGCATGTCCTCTAATCTCTTTATACTTAATAACACGATTGATATAATCTTTAAACCTCATTCGGTTAACTACATCAAAAGTATTTAAATCAACATTTTCCCCCCATTCAAAATTCAAATTGCGACTTTTTAGAATGTCTTGAATAACAATAACCGCCTCCTGCTTAACAATAGGTATAGGATTATATAGGTAAAATTTATTTTTGACCTCTTCAGTTATAAGTTTTTTCTTTTTCATTACTTACCAATTACAATATCATTGTAGTTTAAAGTTTCCATACCTTTCATATCATCAACTACTTCGTCATACATGTAAGCTTTAACCACTGAAACGATTGATTGTTCAGATTGCGCAATTTTAGATTCCATCCAGTCATCCAACTGTTCGTCATCTTCTAAAATCTCCCACATTTGTAATGCTAAAGTACCAATGGTAAAAAGTTGTTGCTTAGCCATATAATTACCATCTTTATCTTCTTTAATAGTCTCAGTATTTTCAGATAAAGCTTTTTTTAATTTTTGAAGTTGTTCTTCTGTGATTATAATTTTTGACATAACTATAGTTTTATATATAAATACAAATAAAAAGAAAAAAGGGAACACTAATGTTCCCTTTTGAGCCCAACCCGGAAGTTGGTCCACCACTTTGTCTAACAAAGACTATTTAACCTCACCTACTTTAGCCAATACTTGTTCAGAAAATGTCACAAACTCCATTTCAGTTGTGATTAAAGATTCAACTAAAATCTTGTTAGGAATATGTACTAATGTGTCAGTCACGTTGAAGTATCTGAACGCGACTCCGTTATCAATAGCGTCATTCACAAGTTTTAAAAATAACTTTGTCTGTATTGCGTCCACAAAAGACATTGTTAAAACTTTACCGAATTTTTCGTGTTGGATGTTTAATGTTACTTTCATAACACAAATATAGATAAACTATTCCTGACTTCCAAACTTTTTAAAATAAAAATCGATAGTTCTGTCTAACCCTTCATCAAAATTAACTTTAGGTTCCCACCCAATTTGTTCTTTTACTTTGGTTGAATCAATAGAGTATCTAAAGTCATGTCCTTTTCTATCTTCAACAAATGTAATTAAATCCTGTGAGTTCTGTTCCCATTGTTTAATATTATCAATCTTATCACAAATCAACCTAACAAGTCTTAAATTGTTTAATTCATTACGTCCACCGATACAATAGGTTTCACCTACCTTACCTTTGTGGAATATCATATCAATCGCATCCACATGGTCCTGAACATATAACCAATCTCTAACATTCTGTCCGTTACCATAAACTGGTATTGGTTCACCATTGAGGATACTTTTAATGATTGTCGGAATTAATTTTTCTTGGTGTTGGTTCGGTCCAAAATTGTTTGAACAGTTTGATATAACAACAGGTAATCCATAAGTGTGGTAGTACGCTCTAACAAAGTGGTCGGATGATGCCTTCGATGCGGAATAAGGACTTCTTGGGTCATAAGCAGTTTTCTCATCAAAAGAACCCACCGCACCTAAATGTCCGAAAACCTCATCAGTCGATATATGATAGAACAATTTAATACCATACTTAATTGAAGCATCCAACAGATTCAACGTTCCAATAATATTTGTTTGAACAAACTCCATCGGATTTAATATTGAGTTATCAACATGTGATTCAGCGGCAAAGTGTATTACCGAGTCAAACTTGTAATTTTCAAATAACTTAAATAATCTTTCTCGTTCAGTAATACTGAATTTGATTATTCTAGAACTTCTAAAATTTTCAATGTTATTTTCATCAGCAGCATATGTCCCACTATCAAGGATAACTAAATTATAGTCAGGATATTTCTTTTTAAAGGTGTTATAAAAATTAGAACCAATAAAACCTAATCCACCAGTTATTAATATATTCATTTCTCTATTTCTATTTTAAATTCAGTTTTATTTTTACTGAAGTTTTCTTTAATGATAGAGTTCCAACTTAGTTCTGTTATGAATTTTTTGAACTCTTCGTCTTTAATCTTCTTAATATAAGAAAGTAATTCCTGTTCGGTACAATCTGGATTAACATCCATAAACTGTTTAATAATCGGAAACTTATCCAAGTCAATTTCCTCAAATTCTCTAACACCTTCGTATTGGTGTTTTTCAACCACCCCCATTTTAATTTTCATATCCGATATAAAAATTATAATCCCCCATGTTTCAGGGGGATTTTATTATTTAATAATTCTTGTTGTATAAAACTTACCACTATCGTCAGTAAGAGTAATAACGTAGGTTCCGTCACTTAATATTTCAGAATCAAACTGAATGTTGTTAGTTAAATATTTTTCTTGATAGACACATCTTCCGTCGATAGACATAATTCTTAACATCCCACTATTTGAAGGTGTATTAATATTAACAACACCTAACACAGGGTTTGGCCAAACTTTAACGTTATTAGTCATTGTTTCTTCAACCCCAATTATAAATTCAGGAACAACGTTTAAGGTATAATCATTTAAAATTCCACCCGGTGTCCAAACTCCATTACTATCAATTGAAAAGTTTATTGAAGTATAAACCTGACAACCATTAATGGAAATTGCGTATAAGTTAATCGGGAGCATTTGTGAAGTAAACGTTGAGGTAGGGAATGTAATGGTTGGGTATTGTTCGTTTGAACTCGTCCCATTTCCTCCATTTCCAAAAAACCATTCCCATTCTACAGTATTTGAACCTTGGTAAACCACGTAAATAGTGTTTGGTTCAGATACAAGTGAATCAGGAACAAAGTACAGAGTATCAATTGTCGGCATTGCCTCAATTAAACCATCACAGTTGTTATCAATACCGTCATAACATAGTTCAGGTGCACCTGGATAGATATATGGGTCAAATGGATTACAGTCAATGTTATCCATGAACCCATCAAAATCTGAGTCTTGGTTTTGAAGTACTATCGTAAATGTCTGAACACCTTGTCCTGACCCAAGATATATTGTTTCATTTATACAAGTCTCACCTAAACATGGTGAAGTATAAATTGCACAGATACTAACATTTAGACTATCAATTGCTGGTACAACTGCAACATAACTTCCTGTAGGTTGTTGTGTTAAAGTAATACTACCTTGAATACCACCTCCATAATAGTTTCCGAACAATGTGTATGGACATCCTCCGAGGTTAATTATATCAACGTTAAAAGACGTTAATACTTGTGATGATGCACTCATTCCAATGAATGCAAAAAGAGTTAAGAGAAATAATTTGATTTTTTTCATATTTTTTTATTTTTTAATTAGTGATACAAATATAGTGAATAATTTCTTTATTGTAAAATAAAAAACCCCTTTTTCAAGGGGTTTTAGATTATTTAAGTAGGTTATAATACTCGTTGAAGTGTTTTATTCTATCTGGTAGACCTATCGTACCACCATTAACTCTCTTGGTAACTGCCGTGACCGTTGCAACATCTGCACCCTTATCACAGATTGACCAAAGTTTATTTGAATCAAAGAAGAACGCCGCAGATGCCAAAGGATATTTGGTTGCAACTAAATCAGGATTAGACACAGTATCTTCACCAATGAACTTAGCGAAGTTTGTATAGTTATTCTTACCAGTTAATTGGATGTAACCTCTTCCACGGAACTTGAAACCTTCACCTGTTGACTCATCACCATTACCCATTCTACTTCCATAAACACGTGAAGCAATCTTTTCAGGTTGACGAGCGTATGACTCATTTAAGTTACCAGGGAAATACTTACCAAAGATTTTCTTAAGTCCGTCAGCAGAATAGTTAAGGTTCTCAGAAACAGCTTTAAACCCACCTGACTCGTGTCCACACTGAGCCAAGAAATGAGCTAATCTTAATGGGTTAGTAATATTGAATTTTTTAGCAGTTTCAGGGATTTGAGCAATTACTGCGTCAGGAACATGTCCTTTTAGATTTTGTAATTTAAACTCAGAACTTGTCGGGATAACAACATCTTCTTTAACCACTTGAACTGGTTGAGTTGTTGGGAACATCTTAGACCAAGTACCATCACCAACGATACCGTCAGCTGTTAGTCCGTTATCCGATTGCCATTCTTTAACCAGTTTTTCTGTACCAGGACCGAAACTTCCATCAGCGGTGGTACCTAATTTTGCTTGGAGTTTTTTAACGTCTTCTCCTTTAGACCCAACTTTTAGTAACATAATTTATAATTTTATTATAAATATGTTTAAAGTCAGGAAATTAAACGGTTATAATCCAAGTCAAGAGTGAAGCAAATATAAAAAAGAATAAAATTCCTATCCACAGAACACCAGAATTAAAATTTTCTTTCTGTTTATTTTTGTGATAATATTTTCTAACTTCCTCACCCAATTCATAATTGTTTGGGTATTTGTTAACTAATTCTTTAATCTCTTTAGGTATCATGATTACTTTTTTGTATAAATATAAAAGTGTTCACCAATATCTACAGTGTATCTTTCCATAAACTTACCCTGACAAGCTTCCTTAAGTTTTGGTGTTAAAGCAAAATGTTCATCCTCATCCAAAGTAGGTTGAAGTCTAATCTCATACTCCATCTTATATGGTAGTTCCTTTTGTTTTACCACCGCCCATGATGGTAATACCTCTTTAAGATTTTCTAATATTGTCATAGTTTATAAGTATCTATAAATAAAAAAACCCATCAATTGACAGGTTAGATTAGAAAAGCCTGAGATTACAGCTTATGTTAAGAAACTTTTGAAGGATTATTGTTTCCCTTCTTATCCACCACCTTTTGGGTAATATTTCTTAGTGACGGTATTTTAGGTGTACCACTCCTTGAGGTTTGAATTACTCTATCAATACTTAACTCTTTCCGAGGTTGCCACCCCAGTTCGTCCTTGCGGGACTAAAGGTTTTTCTTAACAATACACATTGACTTGGGGTCTCTGTATGCAATGAACGGCTCATTACTATGTAGTCACCTTTCACTCAAACCTGATGGACACTTTTCCTTTGTTATTTTGTAATAATTTTAGGGTTGTGTTGTAGATGTGTCAGAGTAGTGGTCCAACATAAGCTCTGTCTCCTTTTGAGCGACAGAATACTAAACTACTCCGTGAAGTGTCCCCACCTCCATATTTCAAGATTACTTCATAAAGAGACCTTGGTAGGTC